AAATATTAGAGGAAAAAAAAGGACAAATAACAGCATTGGTAGATTGGGTTCAAAGGATAATTGGTGAGCTTGAAATTTGAACCATCCTCCGCACTTTGGCTTGGGCCATGAGACGCGGAGACGGACTAACAACATGATTCTATTAAATGATTATTGGTCTGGGTCTTGGCCTAAGTCTATGTCTAAGTCTAGGTCTTGGTCTAGGTCTGAGTCTTGGGCTTGGTCTTTGTAATTTAAGAGGGGATATGATTCTATTAAATGATTATTGGCCTAAGTCTAAGTCTGGGTCTGGGACTGAGTTTCGGTTCAGGTCTAGGTCTTGGTCTATGTCTTGGTCTTGGTCTTGGTCTAAGTCTAGGTCGGGGTCTTGGTCTAGGTCTTGGTCTGGGACTAGGTCTTGGTCTAGGTCTATGTTTTGGTCTTGGTAATTTAAGAGGGGGATATGATTCTATTAAATGATTATTGGTCTAGGTCTTGGTCTGGGTCTTGGTCTGGGTCTTGGTCTGGGTCTTGGGCTTGGTCTAGGTCTGAGTCTTGGGCTGGGTCTTGGGCTTGGTCTAGGTCTAGGTCTTGGGCTTGGGCTTGGTCTTGGTCTAGGCCTAGGTCTTGGGCTTGGGCTAAGTCTATGTCTATGTCTTGGTCTAGGTCTGGGTCTGGGTCTAGGTCTATGTTTTGGTCTTGGTAGCGGAGACGGATATAAACTAACTGAACAATAGGAGAACAAAATGTCATGGATCAATTTAGCAACCGTATGTTTCACAATCCTCTCGGTAGTATATTTGGTAACTCATTATCTGGTCTGGGTCAAAGACAAGCAAGTTTCTCAGATTCATTTGCTTTCGGAATCGGTCAGCAAGGACTTGAAGGATTGCTTGCTTCAATATCAAGTCAAAATCGAAGCTATGCTTCAGAATATAGAGAAGCAACAAGAAAGTTTATCAACCAGATTGAAGAATTTAGAGTCAGAGGAATCGAGTAAACATAAGGTATGAGCGGAGACGGACTAACAACATGATGCTATTAAATGATTATTGGTCTATGCCTAGGTCTAAGTCTTGGTCTTGGTCTGGGTCTGGGTCTGGGACTTGGGCTTGGTCTGGGACTGAGTTTCGGTTCAGGTCTAGGTCTTGGTCTAGGTCTAGGTCTATGTCTATGTCTGAGTCTTGGTCTAAGTCTTGGTCTTGGTAGCGGAGAGGGAGGCAAACAAGATTCACTTGATGTTTCATTCTGAATGCTTGCGACACGTCAGTTGAGAATAAGGTAGAAGAATATAAAAAACAAGCCCAACGCCAGCCTCGTCCTGCATAGATTCGAACTGCGCCACAGTCAATCCTGCAATCAACGAGCTGGCTTGGGCATAACTGGATGGGATATATGAGAAAGCCAAACAAAGGCGGTTGTGTGCCGAGCGAAGATGTATGTAATGAGCATGATTTACCCTTACTATGTAGGCATGGTTGTGAAGAACAAATAGCGTTTACTTGCGGTTGTCAAAATACTTATGATAAGCATGGAAATGAAATTCCAAGATTCAATTCATTATAAGCAATCCTGTGTGATGTGTAGAACAGCCGATGTCATCAGAGCGGAGGCGGAGAAATGACAGACGATGAGCGGGAAGCGAAGTTAATTGAAGAATTGTCAGCAGAGATTCATAAGTGTTATTGCCGAGCCTATGAGCGTCGATATGGGAAACCATATTGGACAAATGAGGACTACTCAAAACTTGAGGAGGCCACAAAAGATTATGACCGTGAAATGGCACGGTGGCATTTGGAACAGATTGAATCCCTCCAAGCCAAGCTCAAGGAGTACGAGGACGACTACAAGAACATCTACAAAGAGACTTGCTCTGTTGAGTATGCAAAGGATGATAGGACTCATTGTACTTGTGTTCCTTCATTGAGGAAAGCTCTCAAAGAGAGTGATGCTGAGGTTGAGAGGTTAAGATTAGCTTTTAAAGTTGTGGAGGATGCCAATGACATCTAGCCCTGAAGAAATCACTGAGGATATAATTGTGAGGGCGATGCTATGACCGCAACCTGTTTTGTGGCGTGATGTAGGCACCGCCTACTAAACCGCAACCAAAAAAGTGTCGTGTAAGTTGGGTACACCCTAATAAACCAAAGCAGGGTAGCTCCTGCCAAAGCAGGTGCGGTTTTGAATGAGGGGAAAGGATAATGGATGCGGAGGTGAGAGATGAGTGAGTTGCGTTGGATCAGAAAGAAAACTAAGTACGGTGAGCTCATGCTTCAGCAGAAGGTGGGTGGTGAGTGGGTGGATACGCAATTGGTGGAGGAGGAGGAGCCTAAGAAGCTACTGTGGGAGAAGTTAAGAGAAGCATTCCCTAGACAAGACATTCATCCTGACGTATTAAAACATCTTTCCCAAACAGCAGTGGAGGCTGTCTGTGAGGTGGTGGATGAGCTACCTCTTACTGAAGCTGGTCGAGAAGTTATTGGTGTGAACCGAGATGAACTCAAGCGCCGATTGAGGCAGCTGCTGTGACCAAAACCGAACAGGCTGTAGCAGACGTTCCCAGGGATCGGGACTCATGTGCTGCATGAAAAGCTGATGGAGCTTACCGGTTCCACGCATAGAAGCCAGCAAGGCGGACAGCGCGGTACATCGTGTGACGAGTCATCCAGCTGACTTCCATGACTTCCATCATTTCTAGGAAGATTTCGTCGCAGCGCTTCCTGGAGTATCTCTGAGTCTCGCTGATAAACCCGCGTTTAGAATAAAGATAATCATGGGTCACAGCTCCTGGCGTCCATCTGCCGAATGGTGGGTATAGCCACCAGAGCCATCTGGGGACTGAGGCAAAGTCAGTAACCTGCCCTTTGGGGACAAGGATGATCTCTGTACTGTTGGGGAATCCCACATGATATTCTAGGGATTCAAGCAGTTCCCACTCTGTTGAATTGATCTGCCTGACTGCCGGATAATCTAAAATCCTCGCCATATCAAAACTCCTTCTTAAATTTAACTAAGATCGAATCCTTCTTGACCTCAACGTCAGAGTGCTTGACTAGCTCAAGGAGTTCCATGGCCAGTTCGATCATTGCCTTTTTTGCCTTCTTCTTAATGTAGTTTTTTATCATAAGGGAGCGGCGCAGAGGGGGGAAAAGAAGCGCCAGGGGTTAGGTCTGGCACCAAGAAAGAGATCCTCATACGCCGCTTGACTTTCCATGCAGGTAGCCCAAGCGGTATGCAACTGCCCAGGTGATCGGCATTAAGATAAACATTAGTCCAGGGTTGGTCGCACTTTTGGTTGTTCAAAGTGTTCAGCCAGGAAGTACGCCTCGGCTAATGCCCATAATTCCTTATGTTGAGTCAATAATCCAGGCGCAACTAGAGCAAAATGCTCCGCAACAATCGCACCTGCAGCCACCAAAAGCCCCCATTTAGAGCGCGAGCCTTTAAGCGGTTCAAGTGTCAACAACTTCTTTAATTTGTCCATTTAGTCCTCCTCAACTAAGATTACCTTCTGTTTCAGTAGTTCAACGATTTCGTTTAAGATGTTTAATTTCTGAGAGCAGTCGGCTTGAATCGTCCCTAGTTTAATAATAATCTCTTTGGCGGTGTGAATGGGGATAATTACGCTATTTTCATCCATACCGTAAACGTAAGCCCTATGATTGAGAGAATGCCTGAGATAAGAAGCCAGTCAATGCGCCTGTGTGCCGCGCCGACCCTGTTTTCTAATTCTTTAAACCTGCCGCCTGCGTCTGAGACATGATCGATAAAGGTATGGTTCAGGCCGTCCATTTTGGATTCAATTCGGATTAAAAGATCGTGGTCCGGATCATTCATTTAATCCATCCTTTCAGTCGTTTAAGAAGTACCAAAATAACAACACTCAAGATAGTAGCCAGAGCCAGTCCACCCATCCAAAGGTGCTGCTCAAGAAGATTGAATAGATGACTTTGCCAGCTTATTTCGCTTGGCGCTGACATCTGCTGCTGTATCGGTGCTACCATTCCGCCCAACATTTTGTTCCCTCTGGTTGATTTCAATCTCTATGGTCTGAATGTTTTGTTGAAGGAGCCTGACTTGACGTAATTGGTCGTAGACCAGGCACTTAAGTTCTTCTGTTTTATAGTCTTTAATCTGTTTTGGCATAATCAACTCACTATTCCGTCGTCTGGTGCAACTGTGACCGCATCCTTGGCGACTTTGGTTTCCCAACGCGCCACTTGGTCGCGAATCCACCGCCTGACCGATTCCTTCGCCCATTGAGCCTCTGTGAAGTCAGGCGTACCGTCCTCGTCTGCGTCTGGAATCGGGTACAAGCCCGCCATGGCCGCCTTGACTCTATCTATCTTGTTGTCAGGTATTGTAAAAGTTATGTCTGCCATTATTGCCTCCTTTTTATGTCCATGCAGGAATGTAATAAACTGTTCCCGCATCGTCTTTTACTGTAAGCCACTTTCCGATTGTCGCTGTGCCTACACCAGCGGGTGCTACGTTTGATATTGTTACTGTATTAGCTCCATTTGCCGTCCAATTTGTTGAGGCATTCAGCTTAATTGTTCCTGAACCCGCTTCGTTGCTTTTAATAACTAGATCAGTTCCGTCATAAGTAATGGATGCATCTTGTGCTGTCCCAAACTGAAGTATTTGGTTGTCGCTTGCAAGAGTCCAACTCCCACCACTTGCATCCCAAATACCAAAAGCAGGCGAACCGATTGTGCCTATATAAATTCCAACATTAGAATCTGTGCCGCTTACCTCGTCAATTAAAAGCCCATAAGCCGATGAGCTTCCATCTGTTGTGCCAGTGACCTTAGTCCATAAACCATAGCTAGTCTTGGTCATTGTCCCAGCAGTCTGCGCCCCGCTTGAAGTAATTAAACTTCTCATGCCGAAGTTATTGACCGTTAGTGCCGCCCCAGACTTATTGTAGGCAATCGTGTCTGTCAGGGTCGAGTTGGTAGCATAGTTATTAACAGTAGACTTCGTTGAGGTAAGTGTGCCTGAGCGTGTAAGTGTCGTGTCTGTCGCGTAATTATGTTCACCAAAACTGATGATTGGAGCGGCACTATGGGCTCCAGTCACGGAAAGCACAAACTTGTTTAAGTAGTTGTCCTGAAGCGGCGCGACTCCCGCTCCGCTAATAGCGTGGGAGTTTTGCAGCAGGAAGTCAAATCCGTAAACATCAATAAGTGATGCGCTTGCCCCTGTTGAAATTTGCAAATCCATGTCTATGCCGAAAAACTCTGGGTCGCTTCCTGTGTATGCCGTTGAGGAATGGTCAATGACAAGTGACTTTGTAGAAGAAGCATCGTCATGAACGATTTTGACGGCGCCTGTGCCAATAACGTCTGGCTTAATGATGAGATCAGTTCCGTCATAGGTGATTGAGGCGTCTTGCGCTGCGCCGAGTTGAATCTTATCATTATCATTAACCATATTTAAATCTTGATAAACTTCTAAAGCTGTCCCTGTGTGTTCTGTGATTAAGGTCTTAACCCCTCCAACCCACACATTGGTTCTAACGGCTCCCGTATTGTCAGCCCCGTCTCTTATTCCCTCTATCCGCGCTATATTATTTTCAACTGCTGCCGTATCTTCTATGGTGAACAAAACGGCGCTTCCAAACTGGTCAACCATATCTCCGCTGCTTACATGCTTTACGACGATTCCGTTCTTTCTCCCATCCGTACTTGAGCTGTGAATGATACCGTACATCGCGCTGCTTGTGCTGCTTGCGGAGGAAAACGTATGGTTGCCAGCGAAGGTAGAGCTTCCATAAATCCCATTTGTGCCGTCAAAACTGATACCCAGGTCATCACTTGAACCCCAATAAGTGATAACATTATCCGCGCCCAATCTATTTTTAGTTGAGGTCGTTGTGTCAGCAACGAAGATACCGTAGTTATTGTGAGCGCCGTCCACATCATTGATGTAAATTGCGTAGTTGTTGTTGTTGGTTCCTTGAGTGTCTCCTGTAAGGTCGTAGTATGCTCCATAACTCTGCTTGGAATTTACAAGCGAAGCCGTATTGGTAGAGGTATTATTTAATATGACTCTGGTGCCAATTAAAGTAGTTGTCAGCACTCCACTCGCATCGTTAATGGTTGAGGCTTGATTGATATTAATATCATGGCCATAGAGGGTTCTTAGGTTAGTTCCCGTGTAAACGCCTACGGTGTCATCAATATCTGTCTTGAAGCCTACGGCTGTAATCGATCCCGTACCTGCGTAGTTCATGTCAGCCGTAAAAGCGTCTGCTGTTACAGAGGCCGTCATGCGGACTTCATCAGAAAAATTAAAGTAGTCCTCGTCCTCCATCCAGGTGAGGACGCCTGAATTTGTAGTCCCAATGAAGTTGAAAACAAGATCAGTATCGGTGGCGGTCATAAAATCAAACGCAGCATTGGAGGAGAAATCTATATTGGTTCCGTCCCAAGATAAGTAGGCGTCTACCCCTGCGCCGAGTTGCAGTTGAGCGTTGTCTTTGTTTAACCAGACATTATTTTCTGTAACGGTCAGCTTTGCCGACGACGCACTTCCGCCAGTTTCGAGGGTGCGGAGTTGGAGATTTGCACCCTCCGTATCATTGCGGATAATAAAGTGGTCATTAACGTTAATGTTAAATTCACCGCGTTGGGTAGCACCTTCCAAAAACTTCATCACCCCACGTTGGCCCGCTTGGTATTCAAAGGCAAGCGTAGTGTCCGTAGATGACGCTGTTTCCAAAATATGAAGCGTGTAGTCTGGAATTTTTCCGACCCCAACATGGCCGCCAGAAAAAACAAAATCGCCTGATGTTATTGTGTGGACGGCATCACTTGAGTCCCATTCTATCGAGTAATCACTATCAGTCCCCCAATAGGACTTTGAGTTATCAAGACCCATGAAGTTGTCGGCTGTGGTGTTATTGAACAAGGCCCATCGAGTGTCATAATCTGTGGTTACGCTATCAATGTTAAGAGCTTTAGCCACAGAAGTTCCAGAAGCATCTCCAGAAAGGCTCAGTCTAACTCCAGAATCAGTACGATTGACGGTTCCTGCTGTTACAAAAGCAGAGGCGCTTGACACGTTAATATCAAGACCTTTGTTGTTTACGTTAAGCGTATTTCCAGCACTATTGTACCCAGAGGTATCTGCTACGCTAAAAAACATGCCTTCGTTGTCTACCGTGAAAGTGCCACCTGTGGCGATGGTGCCTGAGCGGGAGATTGTAGCCTGACCGCCTCTGTTTGTTTCAAGGCCAGTGATGCCTGGGGTTGCTGTATGTGCGCCACTGACAGCATTGCTGATGCGGAAGCCTACATTGAGGGGAACGTAAAGATTCTCTGCACCTGTCATAATGTGGCTGTTAATAAAATCAACGTCTATGCCAAGAGAGGTAAAAGCCGAAGTGCCGCTTGCCGTGCTTACCGTTTTGTCTATGAATAAGGCTCTGTTCGTGGCGGTTCCGGTGTAGTCATTTGTTTCCTGGTCGATCTTGAGGACTGTGGCCTCATCAGAGTCTGCAACAATCTCAAGTTTTGAACCTGGAGAGTTTGTGCCGATGCCGAGGTAATTATTCGTGTCATCCCAGAAGAAGTTGGCGTTGTCCTCGGCGAGGGAAGGGACGGAGTCTACGAATAGGACGGAGCCTGCGGTGAAGCCTGAGAGGAGGGTGGATGTGTCTAATATCTCTTTAGAGAATCCAGGCCTAACTGACATCTAGTGTACCGTCCGGTTTGAGCCATTTCGGCTTTACAGCTTCTACGACCACGTCTTTGATCTTAGCGTTCGTGACAGGCACGTCCGTGATGACGGCGTTCCTGACCATCACGTCTTCTACGATAGCGTTTTTAACGGGCACGTCTTCTACGACTGGGTTCATAATGACGCGGTCTACTAAGACAGGGTTGATGACTTCTTTATCTTTAAAGACAGGATTAGCGACTTCTACGTCCTTTAGGACAGCGTTTTGGTACTCAACATCCTTGACAGTCACCCTCACTTCCTCGCGCTCCACAATCTTAGGCACCGTCACTATCTTGGGGATCTGCTCAATTAACTCGTTGAGTTTGGCAAGCACCTTGGTCTGAACCAGCTCAGCTATTTTGTCCGCGATCTGCTCTGAGCCTACAGGAAGCTCCACTTGTTTCTCTACATAGACTGGTTTCTCTATTTGGACTTCTGTAAAGACGGGTTTCGCGACGGGATATTCCTTCTCTATGATCTTGAGTCCAACTTTGCGGAGGGCTTGCGTGAGTTCGTACTCGTTGACTTTGTTGACGGAGCCTGGAGATGGCATGGTTACTCACGCTCCACAGTTACTTGAATCGTGGCATCTGTACTAGCAGCTCTAATGCACTTAAACATCTGTATTTGATTGATACCCTCCAAGACAATAAAGTTACCATCCGTAAGAAGATGCCCTATGCTCGAAGTGGGGTCAGATCCACCAGAATATTTATATCTAATATCTGCCCCTTCTACAGTAACCAATGCACGCTCAGCCCTTGCCTCTCCACCTGAAGGAGCATAAACGCTTTCAGTCAAAGTCTTTACAGCGTTTGATATGACGAGAACTTCGTGGTCGAATCCAATTGTAGGGCGTGTCTGGACGATACTACCGCTAGGCATTTAGGCTCCTTCGTGGTATGATTTAACTATGATTATTATATTCATGCTTACGTTTATTTGCATAGGTTTGGCTATCGGCTGTTTTAATCGAAATAATTAACAGCCTGTCCTCCACCTCTAGCAAGCCTACTAACCAACCATCCTCCACCAGCAAGTGCGCTTATCCCAAACGCAATTCCTCTATAGAGCGAATTTAATTTAGCACGCTTTAATTGAAGGATAGTAACTTTGTCCTTTCTCCCCTCAAGACGTTTTATTTCCATAGAAACTTTCATTTGTTCTCTAGCGCGCTCAACTTGTAAAGAATTCATAACAGAATCAATTTTTTTATCATAATCAGCTTGAGTTGTTTCTTTCTTCTGCGTGAGCTTAGAAATCTCTTCAGCATGTTTCTCAGCAACTTGAAGGAGCCTGCTAGATTCATTTTCTTTTGCCTGTGCCATTTTTTCTTTTAAGGTTTTTAAATTCTTAGCAACTTGACGGGCTTTCCCGCTTATATTACCAATCCCCTCCCCAAATTCTTTCGTTCCATTTTCAAGAAATTTCATAATTCGTTGTTCGCTTCCCTTAGCATCGCCAGAGACATATTTCTTTATAAGAGCTTCGCCTTGTGCGGTATATGCTTCACCTCTATATGGTTTCATAATAGATTGAAGTTTATTCATATAGGAAATAACAGGACTGTATTGTTCCTGTAACTTTGCAAAGTCAGGACTTTTTGTGGCAAGATATTGACCCTCTTGAGAATGAAGTATCGCTGCTGGGATTTCATCTTGAGAGAATCTTTTTCCCTGTGCTTTTAAAGCTCTAACTTCTTCATAAATTGACTTTAAATCACGTCTGAATTCTTTAAACGGAATTACTTCTTTTGGGTTTCTAAGAACAATATTGCCTTGAGCATCTTTTACTTCTAGCGAATACTTTGATTGAAAAAGACTCTTAATCATTGAAAAAACAGTCCCTGAACTTATTTCTGCCTCTTTAGCAGACATCTCAAGGGTAGTGTTCAACAGATCTGATATTTCTCCTCTAGTAATTGGCTCACCAGATTTATCGACCCTATCTGCAATTACCTCTTTTCTAACTTTATAGGATTCGCTGTTTCGCCTAAAGAAATCACCCATCTTCTTTTGAGTGCTTATTGCGGCAATATCAATCTCTGAGGTTAATCTATTATCGAATGATTCTAAATCTTTTTTCATTCTTTTTGTTTCTGCTTTTATATCTTCTCTAACGGCATTTTTTTCAGAGCTGATCTTTTCTTCAACAGATACAATTTTCTTATCAAGACCTTTCAACTCTTCAGCACTTGCTTTTTTAAGAACGTCAATTTGTGCCTTTTCAACATCTCTAAATTGATTTTTGATCCCAGTAATCAACTCATTCTTATTATCAATTTGTTGTCTGACTTGATCCATGACAGGAATTCTAGGATCTCTTAATTCTTTTCTGACAAGACTTACCGCTCTATTCTTACCAATCTCAACACGTCTAATTGCTTTATCTAGTAAATTTGGATTTTTCTTATATTGCTCTATAGCACCTCTTTTTCCAGATGCGACAAAAAACCCACCCAACACTGCTTCGGCAACAACATCTTCTTTTGGCTTTCCTGAAAAGTAAGCAGGAGCAGCCATTAATGCAGCACCTGTTGTAACACCGACTTTAAGAGGAGCTAGAGATGCAGCTTGAAATATAACTCCTTGTGCTGCGCCAGTTGCAGCCCCTGTTGCAGCTCCGCCAATGCCTTCTTTAGATCCTTGAATCGCACCAAGACGAGAAAACCCACCAATGCCGCCGCCCGCTAATTCTACTTGAAGAATCATCGCAGGAAGTTTTGCGGTTCCTTCAATTACAGCGCCTGCAATGGAACCGCTAACATTCCCGCGTTTTAAGTTATCTTCAGTAAATTTTCTAATCTTAGCTGCTTCTTTGGCGAAGAATGTAGGCTCCTCTTCTCGTCTTTTAACCTCAAACCTACCGTCTGGTCTTCGCTCAATACTTTCAGTTCTTGAAGGTACTCTAAGGAATTGATCTACACGCTCAAGTAGATCAAGGGTTCCTGCGGCGCCCTCAAAGGTTCCTCTAACCGCAGCTTTCCCAAGACCACCTAAAAAACTTTCTTTCTGAGGCTGTTCTATTCCAGGCTCATCCTCTGTCTCTTGTTCAAGCCTTAATCTAAATTCAAATTCTTCTGTCTCGCTCGGCATCTATTTTCCTTCTAATTGTTTTTTCTTAAATGCCTGATAACGAGCTTCTTTTTCTTTATCAAATTTCTGAGAGGATGTTTCAGAAGAAACTTTATTATTATATCCTGGGACTTCAATTCCAAGAGTTTTAACTATGTCAAGAACTTGTGGGTCATCCATCATTGCTTTTAAAGATTCGGGGGTTGTTCCAGCTAAAGCAAACTCTGCGAATTGTTTGACTTTATCTAATCTTTCATCCTCGGTTAAACCAGCTTGATCTACAACTTCTAAAGCTCCTTTTTGCTCAGATTCAGATAAGTTCCCCACTTCTCCGAATGCCCTTATAAGATTAATTGCTATTGGCCTTGAATTAGATAATATAGCAAGAAGTTTTGCATTTGGCTTAACTCCCCACTTAGCTGCTATTGCGTCAATATTTCCAGAAAGTCTTTGTTCAATAGATGATTTATCAAGAGTTGGAAGGGCCTCGTTATATTGCTTATTTAGTAAAGACAACCTTTTTACAGCAGTAGTTAATTTCCTACCTCCTTCTATTTCTTTTTTCTCAATATCTGCTTGATTAAGTTTTCTTCTTTTTTCGACTTCCACATCTGCTTCAGAGGGAATTGGTTGCTTAAGAAAATTAGTTAAACCTGTAGGAGCATTAGAACTTACAGAACCTGGAAATGTTGTATTTTGTTTAACTCTATTACCAATATTTAATTCACTAAGTGCTCTATTAGAGTTTTGAATAGAAAATTCCTGCAAACTCTCAGTATTAATTGCAGTTCCATCAGAAAAAGTTCCTCCTCTTTCAGCCAGTGCTTTTATTATATTGTTTCCTGCAGCTGTGGTAGCTTTAAATCTTTCTATATCAAGTGACTGCCGAAAATCTATTTTATCTTTTATTCTAGCTTCAAGAGTTGAAAGAACAACTTTAGAAGCATCAGAACTCTTATTGCCGATTGCATCTGTAATGGTTGTAGCACTTTTAATAGCTTCTGGATCGCCAGACTGCATAGCAAGTTTAAGAGCTGCTTCATTAAATGTAGAAGCCTCTAATTGATTCTTAGCTTTTTCCCTTTCTTCAGAAGCCTTCTTTATCTTAGCTGCTACTGCAACATCTAATAATCCCATTAAATACCTCTACTTCCAATTTCAGAAAACTTCTCAAAGATAGGTCTAATCATGTTTTTCAACCAATGCTTATCTTTAATGAACTTAGCGAATCTTTCTCCATATTTAATATAGAGATTTTTAAACCATTTTGGAGCTATATTAGAGATGTAATTCCTAGCTCCGACAGTTTTGGGTTCAAACCATCCGCCAAATAATTCTGATGCAACCCAGCAAAGTAAAAACGCACCAGCTACTCCGGTTTCAAGCAATGAAGTAGCGCCAGTTATATTCTGCCCTCTTCTGGCTGTTTGATTGGTCAACTGATTCCCAAAAATACCACCTTGCGTATTGTAGATGCTGGAATTGAAGGCGTTTAAACTATTTTGAGCGTTAAAAATACTTTCTGGACTTATGTTCTGAACGAGTTGATTCGTTCCGGTTTGTGCCCCGAACCCGCCTTGTAACGGTATTCCGCCTATTGGTACACGATTTGCCGTCGAAAGAGCTACATTAATACGTCGATCTTTGAGCGATTGTTTTAGACGCTGAAGTTGAACACTTTCATCTATAGACCCTAACGGAGAAATCGCTCCTAATCCTCTAAGCGACTGAGCGGAACGGACGTCTTCTAAAAGCCCAGGTCTGAGAGATTGAAATTCAGCATCATCGCTTTGTTTTAAAAAATTAGTAAGCGATTCTTGTGCTGCCGCAATTTCAGGGTTTAACTGCCCCTCTAATTTCTTAAATTCAGGTGCAAATCGATTAGCTATATCAAGACCAACTTGAGCAAACTGAGGCCCGAACTCACTTAAGCTCTTTAGCTGCTCCTCGCTAAACTGACCGCCGAATTCCTTCTGAGCCGCTAGAATCTTAGGCAGGGCGTCAATCTGAGCTTGAATTGCCTGAGCACTTGTCTCTCCTGGACTTGGTGGGGCCGGAGGCGGAGCTGGAGCTTGGGGTTTTGATCCTCCCACACTATACCTCTACTTTCATATAAGCCTGCCTTCGTCTTTGCCATGCAGGACGTGAGTACATTCGTAAATTAGAATTGCGTTTAAGACGGTTAAAATAGCAGTATTTAGCACTTGGAGATATTCTCATAATTTCATCTATCATTCTGTTGATTAAATGTTTACCTCTATAGTTTTGATGTACCCAAATTTCTTCAACCCAAATATACTCACCGTCTTGCTTATCGAAGCCTGATTGACCGACGAGACGCCATTCTGTAAAAGCAATAATTCTACCGTCATTATCTTTAAGGTTTGTCAACATCTGCTTGGACTTGTAGGATTGCTGAGTCTAAAGCTGTTATTCGGTTGCCTACGTTTAGTTTCTCATTCTGTATGTTGGTCTTTAGGATGTCCAAGGAGCTAATTCTTTCCTGAACATCTAAGATTTCTTCATCAAGTCTTTTGACGTCATCGGCGAGACCCTTCTTGTCCTTCTTTAAGTCCTTGATCTTTTCGTTTAAGTGTTTCTTAGACTCACTTGAGATTGCCATGTTAGCTCGCTTTCACCTCTGTAATGGTAATGCTTGAGGCCATGACTCCACCAAGTAATTGTGCACCTGATACGCCGTTAAAAGTAAGTGTGCCGCTTACCGACACGCCCGCCCTTACTAAAAATGTGGTTGCGCTGGCAGAAGGTGTAACCATAGTGTGCGAGAAACAGATGTTTTGAATAGAACCTGTTGCTCCGGCGTCCGCTCTTGCTGCTACAATCGCATTGGTCGCATGTGAGTCTGTGTTAAAGAGTGCAACTGCGATAGGCAGACTTGCGCTAGACGCCCCATGGAACACAACGTCTATCTTCAGCCTATTGGTCGCGCTCCCTGGCGTAATGGCCTGGCTCATGTATTGGTCGCCCTCTGTGATCTGAGGAATTGTGTCGTCAGTCGGAATAGTGGTGGTGCCAGTGGCGACGGTACTTGTCTTGGTATATACCACCTGGAGCACAGAACCATCCGGCAACGAAGCCGAAGGAAATGTTCCCGTGCCGCGAGCAAAATCCACCACTGACGTAGCGACAAGGTGCCAATTCGTGCCGTCTGACTTGAGCACTACCTCATCTTCGGCGGCCACCGTCAGGTCAGAGCCGCCCAGTTCTAAATTCCCCGTGTCGTCGGTTAAGGTCAGTGCGCCGTCAAAGTGCAGAAACACGACTGAGCCCGCCTGCTTGGCCGTAATGGTCTGAATGGTTGTGGTGCCTGTTATGTCGAAGCAATTGCCGTCTGTGCCAAGAGCTATCGAGGTGCCGCTGGCCACGTCAGCGCCTTTAGCGAGCAGTAACTCTTTACCCGTCATTGTTACCACGCCGGAATGACCTACCGCTTGGGCAATAGAAGCGAGGTTAAGTTTAGAATTTGCGATTGCAGCGGCAGCGGCTATGTTCACATTCTGTATATTGCCGTTATAGTCAGTGGCGAGCGGATCTACCTTGCCGTCTAAGTTAGCGGCATTGACTGTTGCAGGGTCTGTTCCATAACTGGGTAGTGCGACGATTGCCATCAAATTCTCCCTTCGTACGGCCTTGCGTACAGTGTGTATTCAAGAAATGTAGGTCGTTTGTTGTAAGTTGAGTTTACGATCTTGAGGCGTGCCTTGTTTCCCCTGCCTACGAATTTAGACCTGTAGTTGCCTAAATTTTCATCAGACCCTCCTGTAGTTGCAGGAGTTGTAAACGGAGTGACAAGAGCGCCAGAGAGCGCGCTTGTACTTGCAATAGAAGTAAAACCTGATCGGTCTAAATCTATTGAATAGTTGTAGACGCCGTCAGAGCCTGTCTCTGCGACAAGCTGTACCGGGTCGAATGATTTCTTTAAGAATGGGTCGCCGAAATCGTGTTCTTTGCTGATAATGGTTTGGGTGACAGCGGTCCCGTTATCTGTATTGCCTGAGAATACTTTGTAAGAGAGGCTTAAGGCTCTCGCTTCGCCCGCTACAATAGTGCGGAGGTTGTCGCCAAATGAGTAAGAGGTCATGCAAGAGAAGTTCCAAGTGTCTGTCGGGACCACTGTCCAGGCGCTGTTTGGGTCACCGTTCCTGACTGCTGCGATTGAGTCCCAAATCATAAAGCGGTTTGGAGTGGTGGAGGTGCCAACTGGGACACCTAAGATGTAAAGGCCGTTCTCAAAGTGACCTACTGAATTTTGAATCGCGTCTTGATTGATGGCATCTATTATGTCTCGGATAGGGTCAGAGATAACGCCCACACGCAACTTATCGAAGGTAGTGCGGCTTAAGAGGCGCACCCCGTCGTTGGCTAAGAAGATATGGTCATTTCCGATGTCTTGAACGGTTCTGCCTGCCGGACAGCCGATAGCAATAGAGAGCGGCTTTAAGTTCCAATCTGTGAGCGGAGTTGGGCCATTCATATCAAGGACGTAAATGTTGGTGTCTTTATAGACAATCAGCTCAAACTCCTTAAACATCTTAATCCAAGTTACCTTGCCACCTCTGCCTTTTGCGACTTGGAATAGGTTAACGGCTCGGTCAAAGGTCTGAGGGTCTAAGCTATTTGAGAACCAGACGATGTCGCGCTCAGATTGAGTAAGGGAGCCTGAGAGGAATAAGCGATTGTTAGACGCCCACTCGCCGAAGGTGGTGAGCGGAGGATCTGCGTTAGTATTACCTTCATCGGTTACAGTAAGAGATGAGTCAATACTGAACACGTTGTCTGTGCCGTTTAGGATAAAGAGGCGGTCACTGGCCTGAACGAAGTTGGTTGTAAGACCAGCAGTAAGGCTGGTCAGTCCCGTAATATTGTCCCAAGTCAGGAAGTTAGAGTTTAGCTCCTGAATA